ATGGTTTTCATGGCTTGCACAGACTTCTCAACGATATTTTGATTATCATCAAAAGTCTTAACCGCTCTATTAAACCACTTTAAAAAATCAATAATATTGTTGGTTCGAAGCAATTGGTGAGTGGCTGCAAGTTTTTGTGGATCTGTTGTTTTCCGGATCAATACTTCATCAACGGTCCAATCCCAATAATCAGGATAAATTCCTTCATAAATGGTAGTTTTGGATGAATCCAATGAACCATCGTTTTTTGCATACTCTGGTTTAACAGTTGGAGTAATTATAAAGGGCAATCGACGTTGGACAGCTGATGGATGTGAGAAATAATGTTGCACGTTCATGGTTTTGACATTGGTGGTGGCCATTACAAATTCGCACTTCAAGGGTGTTCTCCCCTTATTGGAAAGATCAGCTTGATCGGGCACGAAAGGTACACTGTTTATGATCTGAATAAGTTCAAGCATAGATGGATCACCTGTTGGGGCCGCAGTGGGCTTGATTGAAGCAACGTCATCGAGGACAAGAGCCCACTGTGAAGTCGTGAAACCATCCCAAAAATTGGCTACAGGATTACGTGTATAACAAAAAGACGAATCATTCTCAAGATTTTTAAGTTTTGCATATTGGTTAAATAACATATCCTTTATAGTGGACTTACCAATACCTGATTCCCCGAAGATTAAAACGGAAAAAGGAGCTTTCCGATGTTCTCGGGCCGCTCTCTTTGTACACAAATCACATTGAATATATTGTAAATCGCTGTGCATGTTCATGAAAAGTCTTTTATCGGCATGACTCATTTTATTACTGTGTTTGATGATACTTGAGCCTTTTTCAATAGCACTCTCAAGATTGGCTCTAAAAGTACTCTCCTTAAAGCCATGGGCTTCTGGGTTAGTTAATAGAGTTGACTGTCTTTTGAGGATAACATATTGATCATAGTACTCGGAATAAGCACTTCCCGAATGGAAAATGTATTCTAGATTTCCTGTTTTCAAAATTTGAAAACCGCGTTCACACAAAAATAGGAATGTATCAAGGAGGGTATGAATAAAATCGGGGCCCATGTTGAATTTCTTCTTCAGAGCTTCCGCTTCGAAATGGGTGTATCCCATAGTGTCAAAACTTAATCCAATTTTATCAAAAACGGACAAGCTCATTGCATACATCATAAGTTTGTAGAATTTTTTGAATATAGCTGAGTCTTTAATGGAGTCAAACTTTGATAGTAAGTCCCTCATAGAACCAATATGTTCTTCAAATCCTTGAACTTGAGGTTCGGAAAAAACAGTTTCATGAAACTCGAGTAATTTCTTAAGAACAACACCATTCATAAGACTGCCAGTGGTGCGTAGTTTAGCAAACGTTGTGCACGCAAAGACAATTTTGGGTTTTGAATAGCTCCCATCGCTATATGCTGAATTTATCATAATGAAAAAAGTGGTCAGGTCTTCAATTAACTTGACAACCCAATCGCCTTCCGGAAGTTCCTTTGGCATATCGGGTATATTCTCTCTCATCCATTCATTGACAGAAACAGAATTGAACCCAAGAGATTGCAAAGTGCAATCAGTTTGAGCTCGGTTTGTATCGATTATCTCATTTGTGAAATTTCTCCCCTTGTCAGTGTCCTTGTGGACACCGGGGTAACAAATTGCTTGAGAATCATCAGACACACGTCTGGGATTAATAGTGGGGGTGTTGTTTTTAATTTTTATTTTTTGTTTTAGGTTATTTGGCAACATTTAGTTATGGTCTACTGGTCTCATATGTTGCGCTTGAAAAAGCAGGCTTACCAGCATAGGCCTTTGGAAAAATGTTCGAGTTTTATACTCTAATGGTAAGAGTCTCTAGTCTCGATGCAATACATATCAAATATGATAATAAGGTAATTTTCC